AAAGTATGTTCTTGACCATTAGGTAGTTTGGCATTAACCGAAATACAGCTATCCCATTTTTGTACTACCCATTCCCCTTGTGTGTGATTACTTTTCATTTTTTTATTTTTTAGTGTGATGATGCAAAACTAAGGGTATTTATTGGAATTATTAAATAAATATTGTTAAAGTTTTAAAATAAAGTTTAACAAATAAAATTGTTGCTATTCCAAATTATACCTATATATTTGCAACAGATTAAAAAAGAAAAAAAAATGAAAGGTAAAGATTTAATAGTAGGCTCTATAATAGAAGCATTAAATGGAGTTAAAATCTGGGAAAGAAAAACAATCACACGGGTTAGTGATAAATATGTATGGTTTAATAATAGCGGCTACGCAAGAATAGCTAAAACCACATTTGACAATTACCCACAATTATATAGAATTATCTCACTTTAATTAAACACTAATAATATGATAGCAGGAGAACAATTAGATTTAGCCAATAGAAAATTGGTAGCATTAAAGCCTAAAGTAAAACTTTGTGATATTGAATATCTTACAAAGCGTGGCGAATTAGGTAAGCCGAAAGTGTGCAGCAACCCTACTTACTATAAGTATATTAACGGGAACGGCACAAACGAAAACTTGGCGCAAGTTATTTACCGTGAACTTTCAAAAGTTATGAAGGCTCGTGGCGTTGATGTAGATTCATTACTTAACAATTAAATAAATAAAAAAAATGAGACAGATAATTTTCAAAGCAAAACGAGTAGATAACGGAGAATGGGTAGAGGGGTTTTACGAGTACAATAAAGATGATGATATGCACTTCATCAGGACTTATGAAAACAGGGAAACGATAGAGGTTGTACCCGAAATGGTTTGCCAATATAGTTGGATAACCGATTGTAAAGATATAAAGATATTTGACGATGATATTAGGAAAGATAATGAAGGTACTAAATTTAGAATTTATCGCACTTTTGGCGGCTTTGTTATTAAGGCTAGATATTGTATGAGTGATATTAAAGACTTGGTATCTGGAGACGAATTAATATTCAAAAGTTTATCCGACCCACAACTTGCAGACTGGTTAATAAATGATACTATTCACGTTTACAACATTCACGACTAACCCCTAACCCATGCTACTACGAACGATTGCCGCAATGATAGCATATACAATTAAATGCTATGTGACGGCTAACCACATAGACGATGATATTATTAACTTTTAAAAAATAAAATTATGGATTACGCAATTAAAGCACACGCTGAAACAAATCACTTTTACGACAAGTATTTACCTTATGATTTTCACCTAAGAATGGTTGTAAGGAATGGGGAAAAATTTATACATTTAGTTTCAAATGATAATCAAGAAAGTGTTATTAATGGGTGTTGGTGTCACGACCTTATTGAAGATACTAGACAAAGTTATAACGATGTACTTGAAAATACATCTTATGAAACGGCTGAAATAGTAAGGGTTTGCACTAATTTAACAAGGGGAAGAAATAGGGCTGAAAGAATGCCCGATTGGATTTATAAAGACATTAAAGAAACCCCTAATGCACTATTTGTAAAGCTATGCGATAGGATTGCTAATTGTCAATACAGCAGAATGACGGGTAGTAGTATGTTTACTAAATATCAAAAGGAACACGCTCACTTTAAAGAAATGCTTTATACCAAAGGTTATCTTCAAGTAATGTGGGATTACTTAGAAGAAGTCCTTTATTCGTGACGGCGGTACAGATGCCAAATGATATGGAGTTATAAACCCATTAAATATAAGAAATTATGAAACACACCTTCCCTCTCGGTCACAAATTCGGGGGTAATAAAAAGAAACCTTATAGGACTAAACAAGTAGGAGTAAGAGTGCCAGAGAGCATACATAGTGAGGTAGTTGCCCTAGTTAAGAAATATGTTAAAGAAATGTTAAAGTCAAAAGAAATATTGTAAATACTATTATTTGTATTCAAAATATACATATCTTTGTCCTATCAAAGCAATTAAGCGGAGAGTTAAAAAGAAAAAAAATGAATACGGAAACAGTTTACGCTAATTTAAGAAATGAACTTTTAAAAGTTCGCAGTAATGTTAACGATGTTATTATTTCTGATAATAGAAGTAAAAACAAGCAAATAAAACCATGTGATTATACTACATTCCTAAGTTCTGAAAATAAAGAATATTTGGAAATGTTTGCAAGGTTGCAAAATGTTTCTATTAATACAGTTTGTTTTAGAATTACAAGTTTTTTATTCGATGAGTTTATTCAATTTAATTAACCCCTAACAGGGCGGCTAACAACCGCCCACTAATTTAGAAAAAATGCAACAACTACGCCAAATAATACACGAAGCACGCACGCAACTACAACCACCGCCGACAGTACAGGCTATTCTAATAGTCGCAATGGCTTTAGCAATACTGTTCATTGGTGCAGCAACAGGTAATTAATTTTTAACAATAAAAAAAAGAAAAAAATGAGTACAGAAATCGTAAAGGCTACAACAGCCGAAGTATCAACAGTAACCGAGCAGGAACTTATCGGGCATCTTGAAAATTTAGGTTTAGTAAACAAACTAACCGCAGGGGAAAAAAGCACTTTTATTGCTATCGCAAAGGCTTTTAATCTTAACCCTTTTAAGCGTGAAATTCACGTTAGTAAGTACGGCGATAAGGCTAGTATAATTACGGGCTATGAAGTGTATATTAAACGTGCAGAACGTACGGGATTGTTAGACGGTTGGGAGTGTGTAACTACGGGCAGCGTTGCACAAGGTAACTTAAAAGCTACTTTAACTATTTACCGCAAAGATAGAAACCGTCCCTTTATTTGGGAGGCTGACTACAACGAATTTGTACAAAAGACAAGTAGTGGAAGTGTTACTCAATTTTGGCAAAAGGCTTCTTTTATGATAAAGAAAGTAGCTATATCACAAGGTTTTAGACTTTGTTTTAGTGATGAGTTGGGGGGTATGCCTTACACTAAAGAAGAAATGCCAGAACAATCAACAGAGGACGTTACTTATACTCCAGTAGAAGCACCACAGCCACAAATAGCGGCCAAAAAGAAGCTAACCGAAGCAAAGTATAAGCAAGCCTTAGAAGGCGTTAAAACAGGCGCAACGTTGCCAAATAGTGATGTTAGTTTCTTCACGTTCTTAACTACTGAATGCGAATTAACAACCGAGCAACTAATAGAAGTAAACGCTGCTTATCCTCTATAATTTTAACAGGGTGCAGCCTAATAACTGCACCCATAAATTAAACAAAAAAATGAAACATTTTAAATTAACATCGGAAAGTAAGGTAAACGCATTTGGCTTTACATTGTTTAGAATTGAATTAACCGTTGACTGTAAATGAGGTAAAGCGGGGGATAAAGGTGTATGGCGATGCTTTTGACAAATCACCACTTCAAATACAAGGCACTAGACATTTTGTAAATGAGTGTAAAAAAGGTTATTTAAAAATAGGCTGTAAAGAATTTACTTTTGAATATTGGAAAGAAAACTTTGAAAGTATTGGTAAAGCAAATAACTATACCGACAAAGAAATTAAAGAATATTCATCATATATTGACTTGGCTATATCACTTTCAAAATTATAAACAAAATGCAACTACTACAACAAGAAGTAATATCTCAGTACATTGAAGAAATGCCAATAGGCAGACCACCACGCAAAGAGCAAAGCAAATGGGCGGCGAAGATTGAAATAGCAAACAATTACACGATAGAGCAGTTAGAACAATTAGAGTATCAATATCAACAACATTTGAAGTATGGAAAAGAGTAACCTTTACGACATTTACACCACCAAAGCCCGTGAAATGCGGATTAACTTTGAAAGTGCTAAGAAGTTGCAATGTCCATTAACACACCCACTATTTAAGACAGTAATAAGGGATATTATCAACATAGATACTCCCACCGAATTACTAGCACCACTAAACAAACTTGCACATACTTTAGTTGCAGAGTATGACAAGGATTTAAACGCAACGATAATAAGTAAAATTTAAAAAATGATTACACAATTAATGGCATTACCTACCGAAGTAAATGAACTAGCGGTAAAAGTATCGGCTAACAAACAAGCCGAAGTGCAAACAATCCTTACCCAAATATTTACGGGTACTGATAATTGGGAAAAACAAGTAGATAACATTGAAGTGAAAGACATTCACGATAAAATGAGTATTCAACTTGCAGACGTTGCTCGTAAAAATGCAAAGACCGCACGACTATCAGCAGAGAAAATATTTGATACTAAGCGTGAAGAAGTTCAACAACTTAAAGCGGAGTTTGACATCGAGGATAAACTTTGGCTAAAGGCTAAACAGGTGATGCAGATTAAATTCAAGGCTATCGAAGAAAAGGCTGAATGGAAAGCAAACTTTGTTAAGCGTTATGAGGCAGAACAAAAGGAGTTGCGCACTCAAACAAGGATTGCGCAGGTGGCTCAATATGCTGAGATAAACCGAATTGAGTTTGAGAATATGGGTGATGATAGTTTCAACACCTTTATAGGTGGCTTAAAGTCTGCACACGAAGCAAAGATTGCAGAAGCTAAACGCATAGAAGAAGAACGTATTGCCAAAGAAAAGGCTGATGCAGAAGAAAGAGAAAGGCAGCGTTTAGAAAATGAAAGACTAAAAAAAGAGGCTCAAGAACGTGAAGCAGCTATTGCAGCAGAAAGAAAGGAAAATGAACGTAAGGCAGCTATTGAACGTGAAAAACAACGTATTGAAGCAGAACGTTTAGCAAAAGAAAATGAAGCTAAATTAAAGCAAGAACGTGAAGCAAGAGAAAAGGCAGACCTGCAAGCAGCAGCTAAACTGAAAGCAGAACAAGAAGAAAAGGCAAGAATTGAAGCAGAACTAAAAGCTAAAAAGGATGCAGAAAAAAAGGCTGAAAATGAAAGATTAGCAGCAGAACTACAAGCAAAAAAAGAAGCAGAAAAATTAGCCAAAGCCCCTGTTAAAAAACAACTTACTCTTTGGGTTGATAGTTTTACTATACCTATATTATTTGCAGAACACGACAAAGCAAAAGACATAGCTGCAAAATTTGAAGCATTTAAGAACTGGGCTAAAAAAGAAATTGAATTACTTTAAAAAGTTTAAAATGAAAGCAAGTAAAGAATTAGTAAAACACCTATCAGCGTGTTTATGGTATGCAAATGAAGAATCTATAAGTCAAATTTTAGAATCATTCGGTGGCAACCCCTTGGATGAAAACCCATCTACTAAACACCCTATCGAGTTAGTAAATGAGTGTTACCCTAATGGGTGGTGTGTAGAAAAGTGTGACGAAGTAATAAAAGACATAAATAGTTTTTATGGTGCTACTTTTTTGGGAGAATGTAATTTTTATGGGCAAATATATAGAAGCTATTTTGCATCTAATTCAAGTTGGGAAATTATCATCACCCGTTCCGAGTATATGGCTATTACGAGACCACAAGAAGTTGAAAAATGGCAACCTAAAGTAGGCGATTTAGTAGAGATGTACGGTGATAATGAATCGTACGGGGTTTTTAAAGGCGAATACAGCCATACTACAAAATATGGTTTCCATTACATTAAAGGGAATGATGCCATTGGGTGTAAGAATATTCGTCCTGCTTCTAATGGTGTACACATAGAACAACCGAAGCCTGAACCAACACAAAGGATTGAATCTTTAGAGAAAAGTAGAAAAGAATTGTTTACTAATCAAAGTAATATTTTTAGTAGGCTAGCACATCTGGAATCACTTGAATTAGCACACGCTATTGCCACACTTCAAGATTGCGTAAATGATTTAGATAGTAGGTTGAAACTATTAGAGGCAAACGAAGCCCCAACACTAAAACGCAATTTATCACTAGATAATACCGAACAAGAGTATTTAACACCACAAGAACAATTCAGACATAACCAATGGAGGCAACGAAAATAACCCCTACACTATCGCTATTAATAACAGATACTAGCGTAGTATTTACCGACAACACAAACTACCCATTTATTGAAATTGTAGCAATACCTATTGAGATGTGGGAGGATATTAACAATTTTGTAAACAGTAAGGCTACTTTACAGCCGTAAGTATAATGAATAAAGCAACATTTACAGGTAATCTTGGCGCAGATGCTATCATAAAAGATGCCGCAGGAAAAAAGGTTTTAGAGTTCAATATTGGTGTAGCAGTAGGTAGTAAAGACCAACCTCAAACGTTATGGGTAAAGTGTAGCCGTTGGAGTGAAAAGACAGCAATAGTAGACTATCTAAAGAAAGGTACTAAGGTGTTAGTTTATGGCGATGTAGGACTACAAACTTACACCAACAAAGAAGGCAAAGAAGTTAGTATTTTAGTACTTAGAGTAGATAATATTGAACTACTTGGAAGTAAGGTAGAAAGTGCCAATACGGCATCAGCCCCTACACCACAGGCAGCGGCAGCCACAGCCCCACCAGATGACCTTCCTTTCTAATGTATTTCCCAACCGGGCTGCTACCATCACAACGTAGCAGCCTTTAATTAAATGAAAATGAGAGGTTCAATAGAAGTCTATTTCGATGGTGAGTTTAAGGGTAGCAGATACTATACAATGCGAAAAGAACGTAATGAATGGATGGCGCAGCAACTTAAATTATACCCACAGCACAAGCATCATAAAATTTATTTCATAAACAAACCAACAGAATACAATGAGAAGCAACATTGTCAGCGCAATACATCATCTCCGATTAGCGAAAGAACACTACCAAGACCTTCAACGGGAAATGCCCAACTCTCTTGGAGAAAAATTGGGTAAACGTTATGAGGCTAAAATAGATTGGATTTATACAGACTTCATAACTAACCCGAATTTCCCTAAAGAAGTGCGTGAAGGCTGCCGTAAAGAATGGAACTCCGATGTTTTCGCCGTTCCTGCCATTGCTGAAAAGATAGCACTACTACAACCAGAATTTAGGGAACTGTTAGAAAGTGTTATTGATGCAAAATTAAATGGTGAAGAAATTTTAATACAAGATATAAAATAAAAAAAATGTTCGACAAGGAATTTTACCCGACCCCTGATAATGTGATAGACCGTATGATTAACGGTTATGATTTTACAAATAAGATTATACTAGAACCATCCGCAGGAAGTGGTAACATTGTTAGCTATCTTTTACAGAATGGCGCAAAAGAAGTAATTGCGGCAGAAAAAAACGACAGCCTCAGAAAAATATTAAAGACTAAATGTAAAGTAATAAGCGAGGACTTTTTAACTATTACTAGCGATATGATTAGCCATATAGATATGATAGTAATGAATCCCCCTTTTTCAAATGCTGACACCCATATTTTACACGCCTACAATATCGCTCCCGGTTGTTGTGATATTATTGCGATATGTAATCAAGAAACTGTTAAAAATAGATATTCAAATAAACGTGGTGAATTGTTTTCTATTATTGAAAATTATGGCAGCTTTGAATATTTAGGCAATGTTTTTAGTGAGGCAGAACGCACAACAGATACGGGGATTGTATTAGTAAGAATAAAGAAAGCAGGAGAAAGTAATAAAGGCGAATTTGATGGATTTTTTTTAGATGAAGAAATTGAACAACAAGTTAACGGTATTATGTCTTATAACGTTGTTCGTGATTTGGTTAATCGTTATACGGGTGCAATAAAGATATTTGACGAACAATTACAGGCAGCCGTTAAAATGAATAATTTAACAAACGGTTTTTATTCCGCAAAATTAGGGATGTCTATAACTGAAAAAGATGCACCTAAAAATAGAAATGAATTTAAAAAAGACTTACAAAAAGCAGGTTGGAAGTTTATATTTAGTAAAATGAATATGAATAAATATGCCACCAAAGGGTTAAAGGAAGATATTAATAAGTTCGTAGAGCAGCAAACTGAAATACCCTTTACAATGCGTAATATTTACCGAATGATAGATATTATAGTGGGTACTAACTCTCAGCGTATGGATAAAGCTTTAATTGAAGTATTTGATAAGTTGACAGAACACCACCACGATAATAGATATAGCGTTGAGGGATGGAAAACTAATAGCCATTATTTAGTTAATCGTAAATTTATTATGCCTTATTTGTTCAATGTTGGATACGGCGGTGAGGTTACAGTCAATTTGTACCATAATAGAAATAATGATATTTTAGACGATTTTATTAAAGCATTATGTTATCTCAATGGTGATAATTATGATAGCTTAAAAAGTCTTTATAAAACTTGTAATCGTGAAGCAAATTTAGAGTTTGGAAAGTGGCACGAATTTGCATATTTTCGTTTTAAAGCATTTAAAAAAGGTACAGGGCATTTTGAGTTCTTAAACGAAAATATTTGGCATAAGTTTAATCAAAATATTGCAAGAATTAAAGGCTATCCATTATTTGAAGGGAAGCAACAAACAGCTTATCAGAAAAAACAAACGGGAAGAAATAATTAATTATGCCTATACCTTACATGGGAAGCAAGCGCAAAAGTGCCAATAAGATTTACAGCACAATACATAAACTTAACCCTAACGGTAAGTTATTAGTTGATTTATTTTGTGGTGGCTTTGCCATAAGTGAAAAATTTATTTGCAAAGGGTGGAATGTTATAGCAAATGACAAAAATAAATACGTCATTGCTTTATTGCAAAAAGTATTGCTTGAAGGACTTCCCGAAGATGTGGTTACTAAGTTTGTCAGCCGGGAAATATTCTTTGATATTGCAGCAAATCCAAATAATTGCGAGGATTGGTATGTCGGCTACGTTCAATGTGTTTGGAGTTTTGGAAACAATCAAAGGAATTATCTTTTTGGGAGGGCAGTTGAACCTATTAAATATGCAGGACATGAATTGGTAGTTAATTGTAATTCAGATTTAATACGTGGGTTTATTTCAGAAGAGGCAATAAGTCATATATTATCTAAGCTAGACAGGATTAGTCGCCGATTAGAATTAATGGCTTGTGTTTCAGAAAGAAAGTTTGAGCTACAACAGCTACAACAGCTACAACAGCTAGAACAGCTAGAACGGCTAGAACAGCTACAACAGCTAGAACAGCTAGAACAGCTACAACAGCTACAACAGCTACAACAGCTAGAACAGCTAGAACGGCTAGAACTATATAGCCTTAATTACAATGAGGTTACTATTCCAGATAGTGCTATTATTTATTGTGACCCACCTTATATCGGAAGGGCTCAATATAAAGAGGGTGGTTTTAATCACGATTATTTTTGGGATTGGGTCAGAGAAAAATCAAAAACAAATAAGATTTATGTAAGCTAATACAATGCCCCTAATGATTTTGTTTCAGTACTTAAATTTGAGCAAAAAAGCACTTTACAAGGGGGAAATCAAAAGCATAAAAATCAACCAATTGAAAATTTATTCACACCAATAGGTCAAGACAATATCGAATTTAAACATTTTAAACAACAATCCCTATTCTAACATGACAGCAAAAGAAAGGTATAATTTTTTGTTAAATGTTTAGTATATTTGTAGCGTAGTGTAGCACCTACGATTAGAAACTAATTAATGGCTTTAAAAGGGATGGTGTACCTGTTTTACAGGGTGCTATTACATCATCCACTTTAAAGCTTTTTTATTTTATGTCATCATACGAACTTTACCCGTATCAAAAGAAGTTTAAAGAAAATATACGGTCATCACTTGCCAAAAGTAAAAAGGTAATTGCTTGTGCTGCCACAGGAAGCGGTAAGACTAAAACTTTTCTTTCGATGGTTAAAGATGCTTTAGAAAAGAAAACTACTGTTTTAATAGTATCCGAAACATCAAAGATTTATAAACAAATACACGAAGAGCAAAGCGATTGCATAACCATTGGAGACGGTGTAAAGTTTGTAGATATTGAAGTAGGTAAATGCTACGTTGCAATGGCTCAAACATTGGTACGCAGACCATTTATAATATCACAGTTTCAAAACTTTGGTTCAAAACTTTTAATCATAAATGACGAGTGTCATGTGGGAACGTCTACGAAATTATTGCAACAATTAACAGATGCCTATCTTATTGGGTTTACAGCAACACCAGACTACAGAGTAGCAAAACATCTACCGCTTTTATACAATGATATTGTAATCGGAGCACAACCACAGGAACTATTAGAAGGTGGATATTTGTCACCTTATTACCACTACGAAAGACAGGCGGCGGATTTAAGCGGATTAAAAAAAGATAGTAAAGGTGAATTTTCGGAGGCATCTCAATTTGATGCGTTTAATAAGCCAAAAGTATTTGCAGGACTTCACGAAGATTTAGAAAAGTACCACAATAAAAAAACAATAGTTTATTGTGCCTCAATAGCGGATTGTGCTGCCTTATCTCAAGAACTTAGAAACGTTGGTTTTGTAGTGTCGGAAGTACATAGTAAAAATGAACAATCAGATATTGAACTTAACCAATTTACACACGGTCACGTTGATATTTGTGTTTCTGTTTCTGTATTAACAAAAGGTTGGGACTTTAAACCAATAGACTTAGTAATACTTAGACGTGCCACTACATCACTAGCTTTGTATTGTCAAATGGTTGGGCGTGGTGCAAGGGTTATGGATGGTAAAGAACGCTTTACCGTACTAGATTATGGCGGTAACGCATCCCGTCACGGACTATGGAACTTTGAATTTGATTGGGCTAAAATGTGGAATAAACCGCCTAAGAAAAAGAAAGACGGCGTAGCACCTATAAAAGAATGCCCTAAATGTTTTTTGATACTTGCACCTCGTGTTATGACTTGCCCAGAGTGCGGACATACATTTGAAACAAAAGAAAAAGAATACGTTGAAGGTAAGCTAGTAGAGGTCACGGAAAGTTATAATAAACTAAGGGGTAAATATATTGCAGACCTTACTCCGATTGAATTAGCCGACTATGCTAAGATAACAAATAAGAAACCTTTTGCGATAAGAGTAGCGAAAGCAAAGCAAGATGTCCTATTTTTACAATCTTTTGCTACTGCAATGGGCTACCATTCGGGATGGGTTAAGCATCAAGACATAAGTGAACCATTAGAATTTTACAACATTAAAATTAAATAAATGAATACTACCTTTCAACAGTCAATAAAAGAATGTGAATACTACTTAGATAACGGAATTTCAATTATACCCGTAAGAGATAAACCACAAACATTTAATGGTAAAGAATATCCTGTAAAGTCTGCTTACCCTTGGAAAAAATGGCAGTCGGAAATAATAAGCAAGGCAGAACTTTTATATCTTATGACAGAAAAATATGATACCGTAGGATATGGTATTGTGTGCGGTAAAGTTAGTGGTAACTTAGAAGTTGTTGATATTGATGTAAAAAATTGGGCTGGCATTGATGCAATGCTTTTTACTGATTTAAAGTCTTTTTATCCCGAACTATTTGAACGACTAAGAATAACACAAACACCGTCTAAAGGTTATCATATATTTTATAGAATTGAGGGAAACCAAACGGAAGGTAACAGGAAATTAGCTTGGAAAGAAGGAGCGACAGAGGCAGCTATTGAAACCCGTTTTGAAGGTGGCTATGTTGTGGCAGCCACACAAATGAATTATAAAATAGTAAAAGACAATCCTATTCCTACTATTACATGGGAAGAACGTTGCAGCATTATTTCTATTTGTATGGGGTACAACCAAAAAGTAAAAATAGCTGCTATTACACCCACTACAACATCATCCGACTATTACGACCAAAACCCATTTGACCACTTTAATGGGTCACCTGCTGCCGAAAGTGTGCTAACTGATAACGGTTGGAAAGTAAAAAAAAGTAATAATAACTTTATATGGTTTACACGACCAGAGGCAAAAACAAATGGGATAGATGCTTCTTTTAATAGGCTAAAACGTTGCTACTATATTTTTTCTAGTAGCACAGAATTTGAACCGTCAAAAGGGTATAACCCAGTTACTGCGCTTTCTATATTGCAGCATAAAGGCGATAAAAAGAAAACATATTCTTGGCTATGTGATAACGGTTATGGTATAATAAAAGAAAAAAAGCAAAAGATATTAGCACAAAATGCAGCCCGTAAAGGTTACACACTACCAAAAAATGTGAGCGAAGAAACTAGACAACTAGCAATTACTTTACAAGGCGAACTGCAAGAACTGCATCCACACGGCACTTTTTGGGATTATGACGAAGATGGTAAAATGACTATTAACCGTGAGAAATTAATGCTAGTATCGAACTATCTAGGATTTAGATATTACAAAGGAAATGTAGTTAGGATATTGTCTTATCTTATTCATAAAATAGAAGAAAGGGAATTTCAAGATGTATTAAAAGAATACATAAAAGAACCAAATAATGAAGAATGTATATCTATTTGCAATGCTTTAGAGGCTTTCTTAGAATCTCATGGTAAATACACAATGAAGCGTTTATCAATATTGGCAGAAGATACAATACTAAAGGATAACGAAAATATATGCTTTAAATTTTTTAAAAATGGTTACTTGGTAATAGACCGTAATAACATAAATTTTCTTGAATATGATGCCTTAGATATGCTTATTTGGGCTGAAAAATTACAAGATAGAAACTACAATAAAGGCGAAGGGGGTAAGTATGTGGATTTTTTAAAGTTAGCAATAGGCGAAGAACACATAGCCCACACTCAACAAATACTTGGTTTTCTTTGTCACGAATACAAAGATGAAACAACAGGCTATATTATTGTGCTAACAGAACAATGTCGTGACCCTAGAGATGGGGGTGGTAGTGGAAAAAATGTATTTTGCAGTTTACTAAAACATACAACTTCTTACACTTCAAAGCCAGGAGCCCAAACAAAATTTGATGAAAAGTTTTTTCAATCTTGGAACGGGCAACGTATATTTTGCATCAGCGATGTGCCAAAGAATTTCGACTTTTCTTTTCTGAAAGAACCATCCACAGGCTCATTTATTTGGAAGAAACTTTTTAAGGATGAAGTGGAAGTATCAAACGAGGAAGCACCTAAATTTATGGTACAAACTAATTACAGCTATGAAGTGATAGACGGCGGATTAAAACGTAGAATTATCCCTATTGAATTTACCAATTTTTTTACTAATGTTGGAGGCTTAGATGTGCATTATGGATGTCATTTTCCGAAAGGTTGGACTAATGAAGATTGGGCAGGTTTTGACAATTTTATAGCGCAATCAATACAAGAATGGTTATTGTGCAATAAGAAACTATCTGCACCTACATTGACCGAAGGGGGGTGGCTTAAACAGTTTGAGCAAACATACGGTTCAATAATATTTAACTTCATTGAGCAGAATTTTAATCATTGGTGTGAGCGTGTAGAAATAAGTAACGATACCTTTAAAAGTTATTTAGAAGCCTATTACGGCGAAAATAACACACCTAAGCAATATCAACCTTCAACACAACGTATTAACTCAGCCATTAAAGCGTATGCAGAGAAAAAAAAGGTTGATTATAAATGTGATTTGCAGAAAAGGGATAACGGAGTAGTGGTAAAATACCGTTTATTTAGTGTTGAAGTGCCATTTTAAAGGCTTTGTAACGATATTTTTCGTTACAAAAATAGGTTTCGTTACATTTTTCGTTACGCTAAAACCCTTACTGCTATTGACTTTTATAAAACTGTAACGAATATTTATACTTTTTTTATATTATTGTGTAAGAAAAAAAATAAATAGTAAAAGATATAATTAGTTACAAATATTTAAAGCATTAATAGTTTTTATTTATATAATTATTAGTTAGGTATATTTTTCGTTACATTAGTTACAAAAACGCTAAAAAGCAATACAGCATTGAATTATAGCTGTAACGAACTAAAAATAAAACTACGTTACAAACATTAATTATTCGTTACATTATGACTCAACAACAATTTTTAACCACTATTTACTCCAACGAAGACCAATTTACAGCTGCAACCCATAAATATATCAATCATAATTACCCAGCGTTAAGGGGATTTTACTTTCACGTTGCTAATGAATCGGCTACAAGTATGGCAATGAGATTGAAACTACATTCACTTGGATTACTTGCAGGCGTTCCCGACTTCTTATTTGTGTATCCTAAATTTTGGGGATTAGAGTTAAAAATGCCCAACGGTAAATTATCAGATAAGCAAAAATACCTACATAATCATTGGGCTAGTGTTGGGATAACGGTTGAAGTTTGCTATAACGCCGAGCAAGTAATTACAGTTTTGGAAAGGGCTTTAACAAAAACTTTCTTACTACATTCGCACCGAACGTAAACTAAATGACATATCTTTGCAACACATGGCAAAAGCGATAGGCGTAACACCCGAAGCACTTTGCAGAATGGAGAGAGGTAAGTATTGGATTAATTCTAAGAACTTATTTGCTATCCTTAAAGTACTTAATATAAAATTGTTTGAAGATGGGATTGAGTAAAAATATATCTACACCTCAAGAACTTTGGAAACTTTTTTGTGACTATGTAGAACACGAAAAAGAAAGTCCTTTGTATAGGCGTGACTATGTTGGGAAAGAGGGCGAAGAAAAAGATACTCCATTACAAGTACCTATTACCTTTGAAGGGTTTGAGTGTTATCTTTGGGATAAGGGAATAATAGGAAATTTAAAAGATTATGCAAGCAATAGAGACGAAAGATATAATGATTTTGTTCCCATCATTACACGCATACGTCAAAATTGCTTTGTTCAAAATTTTAAAGGGGCATCCGTTGGGTTATTCAATGCAAACTTAATAGCTAGAAAATTGGGATTAGTTGAAAGTACTAAGAACGAAAATAATACAACTTTTACCGTAGAAATTAAAGAAGATTGATAATAATAATAACTATTTTTATAGCCCTATTTATTTAGGGCTTTTTTATTTATGAAAATAATACTACCACCGTGGAATAAGATAATAAACGAAACGTTTATCCCTTTGACTGACAATGAGGATAGGTATCTTATTTGTTGGGGGGGGCGTGGTAGTAGTAAGTCTTTATTTGCTGCAAAGAAGTTGATTTATAGATGTTTAAATGAGCCTTATTTTAGATACATCCTTTACCGTAAAACGTTTAATACGATTAAGGATTCACAGTTTCAAACCATTAAAGATATTGTTTACGATTGGGGGTTAGAGCAATTTTTTATATTCAATACTTCACCTTTAGAAATACGTTGTATTAATGGCAATAAGTTTATTTGTCGTGGTGGTGATGAGCCAAAGAAACTAAAATCTATTAAAGACCCGACAGGGGTATGGTATGAAGAAGAAATACCAGAGGAAGGGGATTTTATTACTATCACAACTTCTATAAGGACGCAGAAAGCAAAGTATTTACAAGAAATATTTACTATCAACCCAGAAGTAGAAGGGGATTTTGCCGACCACTGGTTTTGGAAGCAATTTTTTAAAGATAAGCCAGATGGTAGTTTTAAAGATAAAGCCGAAATAGATATAGGCGGCGGCAAGAAACATATTTTGACTTATACAAGCCATCACAGCACCTATAAAGACAATAGATGGATTCCTGATAGTTTTATTGCTCAATTATTGGCACTAAAAGAAAACAACCCTTATTATTACACTATTTACGCTTTGGGCAAGTGGGGCAACAAGTCAAGCGGTGGAAACTTTTATAAACTATTCAATAGGGCAAAAAATACGGCTTTTTTAAAATACAATCCTGACTTAGCTTTACACGTTAGTTTTGACTTTAACGTAAACCCATATATGACTTGCACTATATGGCAAATAGAAGGTAAAAAAGCGATGCAAATAGATGAAATTACTTTGCCATCACCTAACAATAGAACAGAAATAATTTGTAGGGAGTTTGAAAAGAAATATTTTAGCCACATTGCGGGGGTTTTTATTTATGGTGACCCGGCAGGAAAGCACGAAGATACTAGAACTGAAAAAGGGTACAATGATTTTGTGATTATTAAAAAAGGGTTGCAAAAGTTTAAACCCGTTGAAAGGGTGCAACGTTCAGCCCCGCCAGTTGCTATGCGTGGTAATTGGATAAACTCTATCTTTGCACATAATGAGGGCGGATTAGAAATATTGATAGATGAAAAATGCAGCAAAACAATAAACGATTATTTATATTTGAAAGAAGATTCAGACGGCACTAAGTCTAAGTCGAAAGTTAAAGACCCCGAAACAGGTATTAGTTATGAAAAGTACGGACATACATCAGATGCCAACGATTATCTTCTTTGCTCCGCTTTTGCCCAAGACTTCACGGCGTATCAGCGTGGGGGCGTAATACGCACCCCAACCACAGGCAAAAATGTCTCTAAAAATAATTATTAAAAATAAACGAACTATTTTAGTACTTTTACGGCAAATTTTATTTAATGGATAGCTTTTTATTTATAGGCGACTATTACAAGCAAATACAGGCAGATGCTTTAACGCAAATAATAGGCGGCAGCAATCAAATATTAGAAGCCATACAACGTGCGGCAGTAGAAGAATGTATCAGCTATCTAAAACAAAAATACGATACAACACTTGAGTTTGAGCCAGTGACGCAACATAACCGCACTTTATCCTATTTGGCAGAAAACACGGTTTATCTTAATGCCATTGCCTACGACCCGACAGCTACTTACGCATTGAACGCCTATACGCTATACAATGGAAGCGTCTATGAATGTAGTTTAGCCATTACGATACCTGAAACATTTAATCCCGAACATTGGACTTTATTAGGGTTGCAATACGATTTGTTTTATGCGATACTGCCTTACCCAACATTCAACTATCAATCCTTTTATAATGTCGGCGAGCAAGTATTTTGGCGCAATAAAACATACACGGCTTTATTGCAGACGCAAGTGTTGGGGCATGATGATAAATTACAAATCAACCAAGCTGCAACCGACACAATTTTGAACGTATTCCCTGATGACCCCGTTAATGGGGTAAAGTATTGGGGTGATGGTGTCGATTATAGCGTGCCAGCAAATACGGATTTATCAAATACGACCTATTGGGCAAGTGGCGACAATAGAGACCAGAAATTGTTAATGATTTGCGTGGATATTGCACTTTACCACGTTTACGCAAGGATTGCACCGAGAAATATACCAGATTTGAGGATACACCGATACATGGGGGATAGTCAGGACAGGGAGAAGGATACGGGCGGAAAAAGGATATTATACCCTACATATTCAGCTTTGGGTTGGTTGCAAGCTGCAAGCATTGGGGACGATATTACCCCCGAACTTCCACTATTGCAACCAGCACAAGGTGGCAGGATAAGGTTTGGGGGAAATTTTAAAAATGTTAATTCATACTAAATTATGGGCGCACCAAATAATAATCCATTCGTAGGTTTTCTTAAATCTATTAACCCATTTGGGCAGGATAGCAATAATCCGTCAGCGGTAAAGAAAGATTTAAGAAATTATATTGCACCTGTACAATTTCAGCGTCTTAGGGCGGACGTTTTATCATGGCGTGACATTATGGTAGAATCGGAATCAGCTTGGTATCCGCATAGGGTCAAAGCCCAACGCCTGTTTATTGACACCATAAACAATGCTCAAATATTCGCCTGCATAGAACGCCGTAAGGATTTGACACTACTTCGCAAATGGGAGTTTATGGATAGGCACGGAAAGATAGACCAATACACGACTGATTTGTTGACCGATACTATCAACGGGCGCAACCAAAATAAAGAATGGTTCAACAAGTTTATATCATATTCACTCGATGCACTTTATTATGGTTACACATTAATTACATTGGGCGATATAGTAAACGATAGTTTTCCTAACATCGACATAGTAAAACGTTGGAACGTTTCGCCGGATAGGTTGAACGTTACCAGTTACGTTTATTCATTAAGTGGAGCAAACTTTATGGAAAAACCCTATAAAAATTGGCACGTTTACATTGATACACCAAACGATATAGGTAGTAGCAGGAGCGGTTTTGGCTTATTGTATAAAGTTGGTATTTATGAAATCTTTTTGCGTAACATTTTGGGATTTAATGGTGACTTTGTAGAATTATATTCACAGCCTTACAGGGTAGGTAAGACTACTAAGACTACTGAAGGCGAAAGAGCAGAACTAGCAACAGCCTTACAGCAAATGGGTAGTGCAGGGTGGGCATTGATAGACCCGGAGGATGAGATTACTTTTTTGGAAACAGCATTAGGCGGGACGGGTTACCAAGGCTATGATAATTTTGAGCAACGACTTGAAAAGAAGATAAGCAAGATTATTTTGGGTCACGCCGATGCGATGGATAGTGTGCCGGGAAAATTGGGAGCAGGTCAGCAAGGCGGGCAAAAATCTCCCGTGGAACAAGCAATGGATGATAAGGCAACTAAGGACGGTAGTTTTGCCCAGAACGTGGTTAATACCAAGCTGTTTGAAAACCTTAGAAACTTAGGCTTTCCGATTCCACCCGAAACGGTAGCCGTATTAAAAAATGATGCCGAGGTGAAGGAATTTAACGACAGCGTAATAGACCAAGCCGTTAAGATGCAAACGGCGGGGCTTACTATGGATGCCAAATATTTTACAAAGACTACTGGGATTCCCGTTGCTGCACCAGCGTTACCAATGCCTTCATTTACGCCGAGCATTAAAAACAAATTGGAAAAAATTTATAATAAACATACGCATGATTAAGAAACTAATTGAAAAGTATAAGGCTTACAGAAAATATAAGTTGCAAACAAAAGCCTATAAAGAGATTACGACAGCTTTGGCGAGCAATCCGACCATACTTGCCGAAAAGAAACTGCAATTTGAGAAAATATTTGGCATTGACAGCAAGACAAGAACTAGGGAACAATGGGCAAACCTTGTGAGGGTTTACGGTATTGCCACGGTGGCGGAAAAAGAAGGATTGACGGAACGTGAAGTAAATTTGAAATGTACCGAAAGTTTTAGTATTAGATTGAAAAGGGAGTTTAAAGAAAAAGCTGCTAATGCCTAAAGAAAAAGACACACCCAAAATGAAATACACCGAAGCACAAGTCGAAAGCTTGCTGCATGGTATTTTTACGGGTGAAGTTGACGAGTACAATATCCCAGAAGAATTGTACAGCGCAATTTCAGACTACCTTTTGAAAGCACTTTATGATGGCTTTGGTGGTACTTTGGCAGACTTTGAGGGCAAGGATTATGAGTTGTTGAACGAGTTACGGGAAAATATATATATGTTTTCGGCGGCGAAGTCTTACCAGCAGCTAAAGGATATTGGTAGTTTGATGTTCGATGAAAACGGCGACAGGGTAAGCATCAATGAGTTTTCAAAGTTAGGTGCAGAAAGATTTGATACGTGGAACGATGCCTACGGACGGACGGAATACAATACAGCCGTAGCCAGTGCCGAAATGGCTGGTAAATGGAATGAAGTTGAACGCAACAAAGATTTATTGCCGTACCTTCGCTACAGCACCATTGGGGATGCTTGCGATATTTGCGCACCATTGGACGGCATGACAGCTAAGGTTGATGATGCTATTTGGAACACGGTAACACCACCAAACCATTTCAACTGCCTTTGTGTGCTTACCCAAGAAGAGGCAGATATAGAAGAAACGCCAACAGACGAAAAGGATGCTATCTTTGCAAAGGTGGACAAAGAAATGGATGATACTTTTAAATTTAATCCCGGAAAGGAAAAGGTAGTGTTCAGTGAAGACCACCCATATTTCCAAGTTCCAAAAGAAGATAGGGAGTATGCAGAGAATAATTTTGGGTTAGAAATTCCTACACCATGACAACAAAAAAAAAATAGCAGAGTTGCACCTCGTTTCTATGATACTGTTATCGCAACAGTTGGAAGGCAACAGCGACTATGAGAAATTGAAACGACTGGAAGCAAAGGCTTTGGCGATAGTATGCAACTCTTTTGAGCAGGGCAGGGAATATGGCAAAAGGGAACGTGACGGCGAATTGATAATAAAAAGTATGGGGAATGAGTGATAAATTCAATTTTCAAGAAATAACAAAACGCCTGCAAGCAGGGGAACGTGAGACTTTAGTACTATTGAGCAATCAAGCGCAGAATTATTTCCTATCTTCGTTCAAGAATCAAGGGTTCGATGGGAAGCCATGGCAGGAAGTGCAGAGGAGAATAGAAGGCACAAACGCCTACAAATATCCTAAGACAAAAGGACTACAACGGCATACTTCGCCGATATTGGTTGGTGCGGGATTCAAGATAAGGGGCGGCACGTTGCGAAGGGCGGTAAGTAGCATGGCAGACACGGCGCAGATAACAACAAGTGGTGGCGGTGGTACTAGCAAGTTAAGGATGGTGGTAGATTTGGATTATGCCAAATACAATAATGAAGGCGGCGGACATTTGCCAAAAAGACAATTCGTAGGACAAACGGCGCAATTGACAGAAATGCAATTGGCTAAGATTAAGGAAATAACTAAAAGGATATTTAAGTAAAATGGCAGGAATCAAACAACCTTTGCAGGATGTATTGGCGCAACTTGCTGCTATCCAAGTGACAAACATGGATAATCAAGTTGGTAACTTATACTCCCGTGTGTGGAACAACCAACTGCAATACATGGATGACGGAACGGGGGATGTATTCCCACGACCAGCCGCATTTGTGGAAGTAGTTAGCCCTGCACAATACGAACCCATGGGATTAGGTTTTAGGTCCGCCGATTTGGGTTTTCGTATCCATCTTATACACGACTTCTATAACCAAGATGGAACGATGGAGCAAGATTTAGGAATATTCGACTTACGGGATACGATACTTGCAAACCACAACAACCCCGTTAATCCGGGGCTATCGCTATTTTGCCCGACAGCTTGCGGTGCGATGGTATGCGTAAGCGAAATGCAGGATTATTCACACAAAAATATTTATCACTACATATTGGATTTTGTTTGTAATTTTACCGACAGTAAAGGCAGTGGGTACGATACTAATGCTGGGCAGTTTGATGATACGCCTAATGCTAATATGGATACACAGATAACGGCAACTATTGGTGAAAGCGCAGCGAATATTCCAGATACAACTTACTTTATAATACCGCAATAAAATGGCACGAAGTGTAGCAACAATACAAACTCAAATACAAACCGCCTTGGTTGCAAACCTTGCAGCGGTAGGGATTACTTTGGATACTACCCAATGGAGCAAGCGCAACATCTTTAGGGTGTTGTGTTTCACGTTTTCCGTTTGCGCCGCTTTTATAGAACAGTTAATGGATGTATTGCAATTGTCAATCGAAACAACGGTAAGCCAAGCCGCTGCACCTTCAGCTACATGGTTGCAGTTAAAGATGTTTCTTTTTCAATATTCAGCCACCAACCCGCAAATTTTGCAATTAATAAACACTGTTATCCAATACCCAGTGGTTGATGCCACCCTGCAAATAATTACAGGGTGCAGCGTTACAAGTAGTGTAAGTAATGAGGTTGTAATAAAAGTGGCTAAAGGCAATCCCTTTGTTGCGTTATCAATCGGAGAGCTTTCAGCGGCTCAGGGATATGTCAATGAGTTGGGGGCGGCTGGAATAAAATACACGGTTGTTTCTTTAAACAGCGACAAGATTTATATCAATGCAAATATTTATTACAACGGTCAATACTCGGCGGTAATACAGGCTAATGTTATTGCAGCCCTTAATGCCTTCTTGCAGAATATTGCAACAACAAATTTAACTACTAATCTTTCAACAAACGGGGCTATAAAGATTAGTGATATTGAGAGTACCATAAGAAGTGTCACGGGGGTCAATGACGTGGTATTGTTGAATGTTTCCGCAAGACCAGACAGTGCAGCTTTCAGCGCAAGTGTAAACCTTGTTTTGAATCAAACGCTACTAAGTAGGCAATGGCTGCCTATTGCGGGTTATACGGTGCAGGAGACAACAACCGGGGAAACATTCGCTGATTCTCTAAACTTTATACCGCAATAATGAGTTTTTACGACTTAGACATATCGAAGCAAGCGAAAATATTATTGCCGCCTGATAAGCGTTACAATAATACGATTGCCATTCTCACAGCCTTTTTGTCGCCATTGCAATGGGCGCACGATTTACTGTTTAATTCGTATTATGTAGGCAGTTCCGCTCCAGCATACGCTCCAGGTACTTACAACTATCAAGACGAAGTTATTTACAACAAACAAGTTTACAGCAGTTTGATTGATAACAATACTGATGCACCAACTACTAGCAATTGGATATTAATACAAAACAATTTCATAGGCGTACAAGAAAGGGCGTTATATAATGGCAACAAACTAATTTTAGAGTACGCCTGCAACAAGGAATTTGGTACTACATTTAGACAGCCTAACGACCCCATTAATCCAACACCTAGCGACATTTACATAACCAACGTTGCAGCCACGCTAACAGGTTTTAGAGTTGGCAGCACGGAAGCGGGCAGCAGTAGCGTTGGTGCTAGTGGTGCTAGTGCAAGCATCGGCGGTTTGACACCGTTTGTGTATGTAAACAATTTCACGGTAAACATACCTACGGCATTGGCAACGGGTTTGGGCGCAAACTATGTGGCGATAGTCAGCAGTTTTGTTGGGCAATATGCAGCAGCAAGTATCAACTTTACAATTTCAACATATTAAAAATTTATAGCAATGAGGATATTAGACGTTTCGGCAATAACAAATAGCAAACAATTCTTCCCAAAACAGGGGACGTTGCAGTTTTTACAGGATGCCTATAAAGAGCAGTTGAATAACATTTGTTTGTCATTATTGGGCAGCATAGCCTATTCGCCTACGACTGCCTATGTTTTGTTTGGGTGTGTAAATAGTGGAAGTGGCAGCAATTATGTAATCAGTGCTGGTGCTATTTTTTACAATGGTGAAGTTTTCAGTGTACCCGCTGTATCATTGACAGCAAGCGGTAATGTACCAGTGGCAAATATAGTAACAGCACAATACACGGTTAATGCCGACCCTGTTACTTACAGCGATGCGACCACGGGTAATATACATAATATTAGAACCATCGCAATAGGTTTGGGTACAAGTGGAAGCGGAATAAGTGATTATTCTAATTTTGTAAATGTTAGTTTAGTACAGCCATCACAGGTATTACTCATAGGCGGCACAACAGCTTTTACGCCAACGCTATCAACGGATCCTGCAAACAAGGGATATGTTGATGCGGCGGTAGCGGTGAAGTGTATTTATGCTGGAAATATAAATAATTCAAACACTCCTAAAGCTAATCAGTTATTCCCTACTTCTGGACTTGGTTCTGCGGGAAGCGTTACTGTAACAAGCGGCACAACTGGCGGCGAAAATTCCTATACCGTAAGTCACGCAATTGGAAATAGTAATTATTTTGTGACCTTTCAAGGAAGTGACATTTCAAATGAAACAACTTACGCAAATGGAGTTATCTCGATAAGTAACAATTCTTTTATCATTCCATTAATTGTAAATAGTGGAAAAGAGTATCCTAACGTTTCTTTTCAAATTTGGCAATATCAATAAATTTTACTTTTTCAATATTCACACACCCATAATATGGCAAACGAAAACAATAAATTAAGTCCACAGGAAAGGGGTGAAAAGGTGTATTTACCGCCATTGTACCACCGACTTGTGGAAGCAGAAAAGGATTATACGGGCGACAGTAAAAGTGGGATAATTGCGGCTGCCGTAAAGAAGCATTATGACGCTATGCCATTAGACCAAAAAAATAATTTATTAAACAGAAATAGAGGGTAGGTAGTTTTTTTTTCATAGTTTTTATGTGAAAGGGGTGGCGTTTCTACGCATAGCCCTTTTTTTTAAATTTTTACAATTTTACTTCCAATTCTTTGCCATTGCACCATGCAGGGTAATAGTTCTGTAAAGTATGGAGGTATTTAGCACAAGTGCCTTTATACTCAACCTCTTTTCCATCAAAATAAATACTAATAACCCCGTTCCCAAATACATTATTATATTCCACATTTTTCTCAAACCCGCACTTATCTAATATTTCAGGAGTTAATAAAATAGGCATCAATTGAGTGATAGGTAAATTTGGGTAGCTTATACTGCCAACTTCAAGATAGACGGTTCCGTCCCTGCTTGCACTTATTGCTTTGATTATTCCAAACATTTCAGGCTTATAAGTAAACGCATAATTACCTATCCTTAAATCTTTTGCTTCCATAATTTTATTATTTTTTTTGTATAACTATCGAACTTCAAACCATGCAAAGGGCATGTAATCACACCCTCTTTCCCCTCAACTTGAGTTAGGTTATTAGCCTCTATCATTCATTTGGTAGGGCTTTTTGGTTTAAGTGCCTTTTATTACTGCCAACTATATCATATAGTCCAAATTCGTTGCATTTAATTATAACGTAGTTTAGGTAAGTAACATAAAAATCAATAGCAAAATATTTTCTATTAGAACTAGACTGATTAAGGTAATCAATTTTATATAAAACCCAATTAACCAATTGCTTCAAATACATTATTTCATCACCTACATACATTAGCGAATTTTCTGTTTCCTGTATTCTTTTTTCTAAAGTCATACAGCAAATATACAAAATTATTCCAACCCACATATAACCCTTTACTTAATTACCCATATTGCCATACGTAATTTTACCACATGATTTATTGTATTGACCCGACAGTTGACGAGCCTATCATGTTGCTGAATACGCATATTGGTATGGATGAGACAGACGGGCAAGGAATAAACGGCTCTTTGTTTCAACAGGAACTTTTGCAACTGGATACTTTAGGTAAGAAACGCATACAGATTTGGATTAACAGCCCCGGCGGCGTGGTAACGGATGGGTACAACATCTACAACGCTATTTTAAAATCCAATACCCCCGTGGATACCTATTGCGTGGGTTGTGCAGCCTCGATAGCTGGTGTCATATTCCAAGCAGGGCGCAAAAGGATAATGGCTGATTACGCATGGTTGATGTACCACAATCCATTTGGAAGTGAAAACGGCGACATCATAAAGACAATGAAAACAAGCATCGTCACAATGATTGAAAAGCGTTCCGGGATGGATGAAGGTTCGGTTAACAAGATGATGAACCGTGAGACATTCATAACTGCACCGGAGGCTTTGGAAATGAAGTTGTGCGATTCGATAGAAAGCAGTGTAAAGTTAAACACTAAGTATTTACAAAAAATTTCGGATAGCTTACAATTCCACAAGGAATGCAACAAAGTAGTAAACACTTTTCTAAACACAAATACAAATAAAATGAGCGAGTTAACAAAAATTACAATGCGCTTAAAGCTGAATGACGCAGCCCGTCAGGAGGATATAGTAGCTGCTATTGATGCCATCGAAAACAGGGCTAAGGTAGCCGAGGAAAAAGCCGTAGAGGTAGAAAACAAGGCTAAGGTAAAAGCCGATGCAGACATGGAAGAAATGGACGCTTTGAAAACCAAAATCAAGAAATTGCTTGAGGACAAAGAAAAAAACCAAGCCGAGTATGAAGACTGCAAGGCTAAGTTGGACGCTATGACCAAAGACAAACTTGCCGCAGAGGAAAAAGCAGAAGGCGAAAGGGTAAAGAACATGATTGAGGGTTACGCAAAAATCGGGCGTATCAAGAATGAGGCTACCGTGGTGCTTGAATGGTGCAACACTGCAAAAGAGTTGGGTTTTGACCGTGTGAAAAACATTATAGAGGCTTTGCCTTTGAATGTAAAAGCACCAGTCATTACTGATGTGGTAAACACTTTGAAAGAAGGTGAATTGCCCACAACCGCACAAGGGCTTGCAGTTAAAAACAAACTAAAAAGAGAAGGTAAAATCTAATTTCAGTAAACTTTAAAACAAAATAAAATGGCATTAAATATTCAAGACGTATCGTACTCCGGCACATACGCATCGTATTTCTGGTTGCCCGCAACCTTCGGTATGGATACCGTAGAAAAGGGAGTGGTTTACGTTCAAGATGGCATTAAGAAACAACATACGATTGACCGTATGGATTTTTCTAACCCATTACAAGAGAGGGCAGCAACGCCTACATCCAGCGGAACGTTCACAATTGACGGTCGTGTGATAATCCCTCAAGATATTATGTTGTACACCGAGTTCAATCCTCGTGCTTACGAAGCTAACTTTTTGGCAGAACAATTAAGCCGTACATTGTTAGCCCGTGAGTTACCAGTGACAGCCGAAACGTATATGATGCAAATTGCTCTTAACAGGGCATTTGAACAAATAGAGACAGGCTTATGGATGGGTTCAACTACCTACACCGCTCCTACCGGGAGTGCAGGTAACGGGCAATTGAAATTTTTTGATGGCTTCTTGAAGAAAATGGTAAATGATAGCTCTGTTTATCAGATTGCCAACCCATTGCCTTTAAGTGCAGCCGCTACAAGTGGAAGTGTTTACAACATATTAGACGCTTTGGATGCTTTGATTTCAAGTGCAGCCACTAATAATAAGGCATTGATAAGCCGTTCAAGTCGTTTTAAAAGGATGAAGTTCTTGGTTTCCGTTAATACAGAACAAATCTATCAAACAGCGATTACGCAAGGGACAACCTTTAAAGGCTTGAATACGATGGATGCAGGAGTTAAGCCTTGGAAGGGTTATGAAGTAGTAACGCTTGCTGGTTTACCTGATAATACAATACTATTCTGCGAATCATTGGACGACACTAGCTCTAACCTTTACATTGGTATGAATAGCACCGAGGACAATGCTTTGCAACTTCAAAAATTACAAGCTAATTCGGAATTGTTCTTCCTTAAAGGATTGATGAAATACGATGTACAATATGGTTTCAGCAAAGAAATATTTTTGTTCACAACATTGACAGCAGCATCTTTTAACGTTTAAAATTTATAAAAATGAAAAAAGTATTTTCAATATTGGCTTTATTGGTTTGCCTAACAACCATTTCGAATGCACAATCTACGGGTCCACGTTTTGACACTACAAGGGCAGGGGATAATACGGGTCGTGTGTTAACTTATCGTTGGTACACAATGACAGATGCAACAGGTGCGGACAGCTTATCCATTACTCCACGGGCATGGTTAACCACTTTGCCTATTGCTTTGGTTGATAGCTTTACATTGAAACAGCCAAACATTGTTTCTTCTTATGCTGGTGACAATATCAAGATTATAGCCACAGGCGCAAGTGGAACAAAGATTAAATTTTACGGGTCGTACTGGAAAACAACCGGAACTGCCACGCTATCTACTAATGGGAGGGCGGTAATAGATTTAGTTTTTGATGGTGCATATTGGGTAGAGGCTAATCGAACAGTACAATAAAATGGATACTTCTAAAGTATTTGAGGCGTTGCCTCATGTAACTGAAATATGGGTAACAGCAGATGGAAATTTTCATCTGCACCCACATTACGGTGGGGAAAGAATAGAAAGACCTTTCGAAGAAAAAAAAGAGGTAGTAAAAAAGGCTACCACTAAAAATAAACAAAATGGCTAGACCAGATATAGTTTTCATAAAGGGTCAAGGAGCAAGCAAGAGGGTAGCACCGGGACAAGACTACATTAGTGGCTTATTGCTTTACACGGGTTCTTTGCCAAGTGGTTTTACCACAACAAACAACACAAAGGCACTTTATAGTATCGTTGATGCGGAAAATGCAGGAATACTTCCTAACTACTCCGATGCAACTGCTGCCACAGCTACTTATTTGATTTCTACAAAAGGCAATACAGGCGATACAATAGCATGGATTTATACAGGTGCGCAAGGTGCAGTATTGAACTTAGGCACTTACACTGTTGGCAGTAGCGATACTACCATAGCCTTACAAGGGGCTGCATGGGCTGCCGTTATCAATGCGGGAACAAATATCCATGGTTGTACCGCTTCATTTACCACAGCCACTTTAACGGTAACACTCCCTAAGTCACAGGGTATATTTCCAAATAGCGGTACACCTAACGCAATTACTTTAACAGGTGCCTTTGCCGGAACACTTACCCAAAATGTAGTTGCGGGAGTGGCAAGCAAGCAAGCGGTTTGGCATTACCATATTAGCGAGTTTTTCCGTGGCAATCCTAATAGCGTTTTGTGGATAGGTTTTTACCCAGTTCCTTCTACCTACACATTTGCAGAGATTACACTTTTGCAAACTGCAAGTGGCGGAACAATCAGGCAAATGGGTGTGTATAAAGACGCAGCGGCTTGGGCAAGTGCAGACCTTACGGCTATCAATACGCAAGTCGTAACATACAACGATAATAAGCATAAGCCGCTATCTGTTCTGTATGCCGCAGACCTATCAGGCACTACCGATATTACAACTGTTTACGACTTGTCAACTTTAAGCGCAAATAAAGTAAGCTCAATAATTGGGCAAGATGGGAATGCTTTGGGTAATTTCCTTTACCTTACTTATGGAAAATCAATCACACACTTAGGTATTGCTTTAGGGCTACTTTCTTTGAGTGCGGTAAGTGAAGATTTCGGAGAACCTGCAAAGTTCAATATTTCAGATGGCACGGAAAACGCCGTTCCAGCTTTTGCAAATGGGCAGTTGCTTTCAGCCCCAGCTTTGAGCGACAGTGCATTGGATGCAATAAATAACAAACGCCACATTTTCGCACAGCAATATATTGGTTACAGTGGGACTTTCTTTGTGGATAACCACACAGCTATAAGTGCAAGTAGCGATTACGCCTATATCAATGACAATAGGGTAATAGATAAGGCTACTCGTGGTATTTATACCGCTTTGATACCTTACCTTAAAAGTAGGCTAATAAAGAATGCAGACGGCACTTTAACGACTACAACTATTGCTTTCTTGCAAAATCAATGTCTTGCACCACTTTATCAAATGAATAGGGACGGCGATTTAAGCACAGTATCTACTAGTGATGTTTATATAGACCCTACGCAAAATGTGACAAGTACAAATACTTTGGTTATAACGGTATTATTGAATGAGGAT